AAAGCCATTGGTGCAGAATCGAATGTCATTACGAGAGCCGGTCGAATCGGTCGCAATGACCATGTTGCCGGTCTTGCCTGCTCCGGACGGGGCGGAAGCGAAGATATAGCCCTCATTCGCACCAGTTACCGCGTAGGCAGCTTGGCTAAACGCACTGGACGTAATGCCCATGTCCATAAAGCCAGTCAGATCGGACGAACTCACGTTATCCGGATATGCGATGACATCGGCAGATGCGTTGGCAGTAGCCGATTTGTTCTGAATGCTGATTTGCGTGTAGTTATCGACAGAGTTTGTCGCCTGGATGGTCGGATTAGTCAGCGTTGCAGGCTGAGCGCCCGATACCGACAGCAGCAAATTAGTATTAAAGCCCGACTCCCAATCCTGCTTATATGGCTCTGTAGCGGAAACCATCGGATTATCATTAATCACGACCGTAGCACTGCCACCAGTAACCGAAACGCGGATATGCATCGGCGTAGCAGTTACATCGGTCAGGGCAGTGCTTGCTGCTACGTTGCCTTTGGGCCAGTTGAACCAACTAGTCACACCATTCTGCACATCTGCCACGCTGCCAATCGAGTACTCAACAACCGTCGTAGCGCCAGAACCCGAGGTAATGTTGACAACACTGCCGGGCGCTACAGCTTGGAAGATAACGATGCTGCGCGCAGCCAAAGTTTGGTTAATTGCCATTTCTTACCCCTATTGCATAGGTTGCATTGGTTGTTCTTGGGGAGGCATTGCCTCTTGTGGGTTTTGCTGCTGTGCCACATCCGGCGACGTCATGATTTGCTGCATGGTCTGCAACACAAGCATCTGCACCGCTTGAGGCGTCAATGCTTCCGCTGCTGGTTGGATGACCTTCAGACGATTCGTTTCCGCGTTGTAGGCGTCAATCTTTGCCTTCTCGATATCAATCGACTTATCCTGCTGCATTGCGGCAAGTTGCGCCTGAAGCTGGCCGATAATCGCCTGCATTTGCTGCATTTGCGCTTGAGCAGCCTGGACTTCGGGGTTTTGACCTTGCAGTTGTGGTGGTAGAGTCTTTTTCAGACGTTCGGCAATCTGTTCTGCTCCCGGCCAATCAAGGTTTTTAGCCAGCAGATCGCCCATCACCTGCCCAGCACCAGGAACCGACCGGATGAACTCAATCATCTGGTTAGCGGCTTCTTCGCGTTTGGTGTTATACGAAGGCCCGACCTCGCAAGTAACATCATATTTGCCCGTAGTCAGGCTGTAGACGCGCCCAACGGCTTGCAGTTCGGCTTGGTTTGCATCTTGGCTTTCCTGTACTGCCTTCGCCTGCATTTCCGGTGGAAGTTGAGCGCCATTCACGGCAACCATTTCATTAGATCCATCCTCATGAATCACGCGCAGGATGCGCGGAGCGCTGTACACCTTCGGAATCAGGTCGCAGAGGATGCGCCCAGCATGGCGGATCGCTCGGGCGAGGTTGTCGGTAAAGTTGAACGTGGAAACGTCGCCTTCGCGCTGACGAGCCAGGATCGCACGCCCGCTAGTTTCGTTGGACATTGCGCCCAAACTGGCGTCATATAGACCCATGATGGACTTCATATCGTCCGAGGCGTTCATTGCCTCTTGCAGCGCGCCAGCAGGAGGGCCTGCGAATGGCTGACGCTGTGGCGGCCCAATCGGAGTTCCGTCAACGTCTACTGCGTCGTATTGAATGTATTGATGGTTTGCGGTATTGGCATTGGCCCATTTCTTGGCATCAGTATTGAACTGCCCAACCGCGCCGATCCATGGAGCTTTAGGAGCCAGTGCTACCAACTCGGTACTCGCAGTGCGCCAGAAGTTCAGCATCTGCTGCGGATCTTTGGCGAAGCGGATCATGGATAGCGTGTGACGTTCGCCATCAACAATGACTTCATCGCCGTAGACTGGCACAATCGGGATATACCGACCGGGCCAAGGGTTGGTTTCGAGGATTTGGCAGCCAGTGATAATGCGCTGCGTGACTTTCTTCGTCACTGTCGGTCGGGTATCCACAACAGTGATTTGCAGCGCATCAAAGAATGCTTTGCGCTCTGGCGACATATAGTCGCTTTCCAGCATCACATTGCCATTCGACAGGCGCACCAGGGTTGCGGGCACATCCTCGCGCTTCCACCACTCTGCTACACGCACGAATTCATCAGTGAACCAGTTACGCGAATCATGGCTGTCAGCCTCAATGCTGGAAGACTCAGCATCAGGCCAGCGCTTTTCGAACTCGTCTTTTGGAATCAGTTCAGTGACAAAGCATTCGTCCCAATCAGCGGAATCCGATCCCTGCGCTACGTCATTGGCGTAGACAGTCAGCGGATTCTTGATCGGCTCAATCAGAATGTCTTGATCGAAAGTATCGTCGCTAGCGTAGTCGGTAACGATGCGGAAGTAACCGAATCCACCAGTAACCGCATTTTCCAGGGCGTTGTCATACGCTACATCGGCATTGCTGCTGTATTCGATGTTACGAGCGATGCCGTCGAGAATCTTTGCTGTGGCCTGATCTGCACCATCACCGACAGGGTGAAACTTGATCGAAGGGGAGTTTTGACGCGCTTCATTGGTAACTTGCCGAATGAAGGCTGGCAGGCGGTTGATGGTCAGGCAAGGGCGTTTGTCCTGGTCGCGCTGCTTGCGGATCTGCTCCGGCCATTGCTCACCTAAGCGCGCAAACCTGACGTCATCAATCCAGTTATTGCGGTTCTTGTCTTCGCGTGACTCAATCCGCACTAAAGACTTGCGCGCCTGCTCTAGCAGTTTCTCATCAGCTTTTGTGTTGGAGTATGCCATTGCCGCGCCTATATAACGCAAAACTACTGTATTGTGGCAATGATAGATATCTCCGTTTTGATTTGCAAGTAGGAAATGTGGCTATTTTCAATGTTTTGGCCACGGCTTATGCTTTTGGGTTATTTAGCCCATCCAGCCGCCCTCTTGGTAGTCGTATTCAGGTGTAGGAGCCGGCTTTGGCTCACTCTTGGCACGCCTAATCCCCTCGCAGGCATAGCGCAAGGCGTCGATAACGTGATTATCCTTGTCTTCCAGAACCGGCAGGATTTTATCTGTCAGCGGATCAGTCTTGTACTTGTACAGCGTCAGTTCATCAATCGTATGCTGGCAGCGAGGATGCACAACAATGTCAAATGACTTGAGGAACTCAACGCCTTCCTCGACCGATTTCGGCCCTTTGATCGCGGAGTTGATCTTTGGGTAGCCATGTTTACGCATGTAACTGACCGTCTCCGGACGAGAGCTGTCAGCAGTAATGAACCACTTGCGCGATTCGGGCACACGGTTAAACAGGTCTGGAAGCTGGTCAATCTCGCATCCAACCATGTGGGCTTCATAGTCGATATACAGCCTGCGCCCTTCAATGTGACAACGCACCAGCACCGAAGGATCGCTAGCAAAGCCCCAGTCTGCGCCAAGCCTGTGAATCGTGCCTGGAGGCGCCTCAAACTCCTCAATCGTCCAGTTCTTGAATACCCTGGCTTCCGAGTTCTGCTGATACTTGCCTAGCCAAATGTGAGCGTATTTATCTGGATCGCGGCGCTTGTCGTACTCCATTTCCTGCCGCAACGTCTCTGGCAGCCATGGATTGTCCAGATAGTTTGCCTCGACAACGATGGAGCCAGGATAAGGCTCGCCACCCCGTAGGAACATGTCAACGGGGTCAGTCTCTAAGCTGGGGTTCCAAGTGAACAGGATTTCACTACCATCCTTACGAATGGTCGGGCGCAACAGGTCTAGGCTGCGCTGGCTGAGCGATTGCGCTTCTTCCACCCATGCAATATCGAAGCCCTCAAGCGACTTAATCGAATCGCTTGTGTGGTTCTGCATGCCAGTGAAAATGATGATGCCACCGTGGTGCGAGATAATCTTGTCCCGCTGGACCTCAAACAGATGATCCAACTTGAGGGCGCTAATTTTGGTCTCGATCAGCTTTTTGACAGACATATTCAGCGACTTCTGTATCTCTCGGATGCAGACCACGTCGCATTTAGCCATCAGGCTACGCTCTACGATATATTCCGCCATGGCGTGAGACTTGCCAGAGCCTCGACCGCCATATACACCTTTGTAACGACCATCAGCCAGCAGCGGGAGGAACCACCGTGGCGTGGCAATCTCAAGAGCCGCCATTTGCTGGGTCAATGATGCGGCGAGTGATGGTCTCGATGATGTGCTTACCATCCTCGCCAGGGCCTTCAACCTGGACAGGGATCAGCTTAGGATAAATCGTCGCCCAGAATGCGCGCTCATTGAGCTTGTCTTCTCGCGCCCACTGTACCAAACGATCCACACCGCCAAGCTTATCAGCAGCTTCGGCAATCACATTCTTGGCAATCGTCGTTACTTTGTTCGGGACGCCTTTAGGGCGACCTGGTCCAGGGCCGGGAGGGAGATTCGACTTTCTTGCAGTTTTTTTTACTGTTTCCATGTGGCA